TTTTTGGGATATATTCGTGCTCAACAAGATGCCATCAAGCGCACCCAACGATCACGCCTTGACGTGGTATTGGCATTGGAGACAACAGAATGACAATTAAGAGAAAAGAAGCAGTCAAAGAAAAGAAAGAGAGGGCACCAAGAAAGCCGCGACCCAGAAAAATTGCAGCTCAAATTCTACAAGATGCAGTAGTCGAGGGGAAGTGGACTGTGTCAGTGGGTCAAGATTTTCTTGTATCTAAGAAAGTCAGCGGAAAACAAACGCAGTCTATTTGCACTTTTAAAGAGATGATTAACGAGAAAACGGTCAATTCATGGGACAAAACGCTCGAGCGATGGTATGCATTCAATATTGACGACCTAGAAAAGTTTGGTATTGTCGTGAAAAAATTCTAATTTTTTAAGAAATTTTCTATCACGCTTGCGGGGATGAAGAAACTAATATTCGGTGCAGAAACTATCATCCACGAGCACAAACCCACAAGCCTACCCTGCTCATCGAATGCACCACCACCAGAATTACCCATCCAGACAGGTGCAGATACTTGTATCGAACCAACTCTGTTTTCGTTGATTGTAGATTTTGTGCTTGCTGAAATTAAACCCTCTATGTAAGACCACCACATTCCTGACGTGTGACCTATTATGTGAAGCCGCATTCCAACCCAAGGGTCATCTTTGCTTATTTGAATTGGTTCTTTAGAAATTTTATTGGGCACTAAAAAGAGTGCTAAGTCATCTCTTTCGCTAATTTTTATTAAAGAAGCTAATTTTAAAGTGCCATCGCTCAGTGTATTCCCGGCTTCAAGATCCTCTTTCGTCATATAAAAAGACAATAATTTATTATTGACGCAGTGTGCTGCTGTGAGGAATTTTTCGCCGTCTATCCATACGCCACTGCAATAAGGCTTTAATTTGCCAGAACCATCATCTGTCACTAGTGCAACTGTTCTGCTTTCAAGATCTCTAATAAAGTTTTTTCTGCCTTCATCTTGTGAAGAAGTTTTTATGTTGGGTCGGGCGCATACGCACCCCATAAGAGCAATTGCAAAAGATACTAAAATAATACGCACTTTATTGCTGCATGTGTTCATGTGTTACTTCTTTAAGATAAATTAAATTTGACAACATAGATACGTATGCTTAATTGTACGTCGAATCAAACAAATAAAATAAATTAACTATGATTTTTAGAACATGGGCACAAAAGGTTTGATAGTTAGTATTCTACTACTGACACCATGGACATTTGTGATTCCAGGCGTCGTTTATGCATATAGACATTTAAAAAATAAAAACAAATAAGGCCGGTAAGAAGAAAACTACCGGCCTTTATTTTAGTTAACTAGAAGAGTTTTCTTGTAGACCTTGCGCCTCTAATGATCTTTGTTTTTCTTCGCGTTTACGAGCCCAACCATCTCTCATTCTTTGTTTTTGTTCTTTGGTTCTCTTTTTGCCTCTTGTTTTTGCAGTTCTTTTTTCAATCGTCTCTTGAGAAGGAGAGTCGAACTTCTTTCCTTTCATGGATTCTGACATTTTTCGACGAGTCTCCTCAGACACGACTCTGCCTTTTCCTGCCTCGGACAAACGGCGTCGCGTCTCTTCTGAAGCCCTGTATTCACGCAGCTGCGCCTTGTGCTCCTCGGAGAGCTTCTTACCCTTGTGAGCTGCGGAGAGTTTCTGACGGTGTTCTTCGGATTTAGGGCCGACGTTCTTTCCCTTCATGGATTCTGACATTTTACGAAGAGTTTCTTCGGAATGCGGAGGGGGTTTTTTACCCTTGTTGGCTTCACGAAGCTTTTGCTTGTGCTCTTCGGAAAGGTGCTTGCCACGAAAAGCAGAACCTTTGATATATCGTTGTTCATCAGACGAATTCGAATTTGCTTCACGAATTTTTTGTATCGTTTCTTCTGAAAATTGAAAGCAACAATCACCGCCAGTGGTGAGGTTATAGCCCCTCGTGAAAGAATCAAATCTTTCTATCCAGATTTTTTCTCTTTCATTTGCGAGATCATCATCACATTCCTCTATTATTTCAAATATGAAGTTTTCTTTTCCGTGTTTTCTAATTGCAGCATGGAATTTAAAACCTTTACCAATCTCTGCCTCTTTAAGATGTCCTCTTACTCTTTCTTTAAAATCTTTCGTTTGTCCTACGTAACACTTGCCATCTAACAAGTTTTTTGCTAAATAAATAAACCGCATACAATTAAGTATGCGGTTTTCTAAAGTTAGTAACTAATAATGTATGGTAAATTAACGTGAGACGTCTAAGTGGTTGAAATTATTCATGAATCCCTCCACAAATTATTTGCGGCAAAGATTAATATCTCTTCTGCGGATTCCGGAGAATACGAGTAAGTTTTTATCATAGTTTCAACCATATCACTGTACTTCTTCTGTTGATCATCATTCCTAGTTTTTGACTTAGTCACTATTCTTGCCATTGTCCGCACAGAAGAAATCAAATAAGATTCAATTGCATTCTTAAGTGGTTCATAAGTAGAGTAAATAACTTTTTCGCCTCGCCTCATTTTTGCAAACATGTATGCTGTGACGTCAGATCGGAAGCCGTCCTTTGCAGAGCCAGTAACACCGATTTGTTCTTCAATGGAAATCATAAATTGTTCATCAGGCTTTCGTTCTTCTTTTGTGACTTTGTCTTTTAGCTTCGTTCTCGTGGTGTGAGCTTCTGCGTTATCAAGATAAGACTCAAACAACGATTGTGCTTGCTCCTCGTAAGCTGAGATGAATGCTTTTGCGATCTCATTCTCGAGAATCTTTAGATATTCTTCGCGAATTGTCTTCTGGAGGAGTTCAAGGCACTTTGACTTAAACTGTTCATCCACAAGCTGTTCTTTTACCATCTTCGTCAATGAATCCATGACGGAGATCGGTGTAATCATATTCTTATCAGATGCTGTGAGAGCATTATCGAGAGCCTTAGTTATGAAACGAGTTGAGATGCCGTCCATGCCCTCATGCTTCGCCTCTTCGCGTAGGTCTTTGATGTCGACCTTGCGCACTCGCCCTTTTTCAAGAACATCTTCGCCGTTGTAGATCTTCATCTTCGTGAGGATATCACATTTGGCAGAATCTTTAAGACGACTCATCACCGAGAACATTGAAGCAATCTTTAAGGTATGCGGTGCGATGTGCGATGTGAATTCAGATTTACCCAACATCTTCTCGTAGATTTTTATCTCCTGATTGAGTTCAAGACAGTAAGGTACAGATATCTTCACAATGCGATCCATGATGGCTTCATTTGTGTGTTCTGACTTAAATCTGTTCCATTCGGCCTCATTGCAGTGAGCGAGGATGACACCGTCGAAGTGCAACATGTCCGACTTGCCAGGTGAAGGAACCCTCTTCTCTTGGGTTGCCGTGATGATGGTGTGGAGGAACTCGATCTCGTTCTTGAAGACCTCGACGAGCTCGACGACGCCCCGGTTGCCCACGTTGAACGCACCGTTTAGTGAGAGTGAGCGTGGATCATCCTCGGCAAACTTGTCGAGCTTCGAGATGTCGACTGACCCGATGAGGACCGAAACGTCTTGGGAGTTTGCATCCATCGGAGGCACAGAAGCGACGCCCCGACGGCCACGCTGAGAAAAAGTAACTTCTTCGACTTCAAAATCTTCATATTTTCCTCCATAATCGTTGAGGAGCTTGTGACGCGCAACTGGGGAGATATCACCATCGATCTTTACGCCTAGTGCGGATTCGACGGAGGGTCGAAGCGATCGAGGAATTAATTGAAGGGGTTCGCCTCGGTGGGGATCGCCTTTCAGCGCATAATACTTTTCGCCCTCGAGCGCTTTCTTAATGTGCTCGGTGAGAGCTGATTTACCTGCGCCGACAGGTCCCATGAGCAAGAGAACTTGTCGAGATTCTTCACCCTTGTGAGCGGCGGAAGACAAGAAGCTCATGACTTTCTCGACGACTGTCTCCATCCCGAAGAACTCACCTTCAAAGTACTTGTGAATCTTTATCTGCTCACCGTCGAAGATCTTGCTCTTTCTGGGTTCAGAATCCGGCAAAGTATAAGAACCATGCGATGAAATTACGTCAAAAAGTCGCTTGTGAGCAGACTTGACGATTGTTGAATCTTTTTCAACAATTTCAATGTAATCCAGCAAATTTCCTGAGAATTTCTGAGTTCTACTCGATTCTTCTCTTGCAGTTTTGATTTGTTGTAGAAGTTGTTTCTTGATACTCATGGTTTTATTGTACTTATTGTCATGTATTTGATTAATCAATTTCCCAAGGTTCTTCTTCTACAATAGTGTAGAATTTTACCTGCTTATTCCAGAGACATTTAATGTGTTCAACTACTTCATTGGCATGTTTTAATTCAAGATCTCGTCCGTCATGCTCGTGTCTTACAACCAACATGCCATCTCTTTTCATTTCATCAACATATACGACAGGTATTGAGCCGCCCGACACATTTTTGATGAGATCCTCTTTGACTTCTTTCCAACCTTTTTCGTCTGAAACATCATCAACTGTGACGCTTGACTTCTTCTTCGCAGAATAGCTAAAAAGATTTAGTTCAACGCAGTCTTCTTCAGTAAGATATTGACGTAAGAATGACGCATCGTAGCAGACTTCACGTGCCAAGAAACACTCGTCGATTCCATGACGTTCTTTTATTTTTTGAAATAGATAAAATCCAAGATGATATGGATTAATAGAACCGATGTGCGGTCTAACCACTGCATTATGCATCTTGACGATAGGTAGGTGAAGCTCACCTGGGAGGTCTAATTCATGACACAACGTATAATGCCAATAAGAAGCCCAGCCTTCATTCATGATCTTAGTTTGAATCTGCGGCCAGAAATATTGGCCCTCTTCACGACAAATGTGGATGATATCGCGTTTCCAGTCAGCAATATCGGCATTTTCCTCTATAAATCCCAATAAGTCATAATCGGGTTCAATAGGATACATGTTGATATTAAAATTCTTATATCTTTCGTCCTTATCGTTATTAATCAACTCGATGTACTCTGCTTTTATTTCTTCGTGTGGTCTACGAACTTGACCATATTTCGTCGTTTGAAACTGAAGAGCCTGACACGCGTCCAGTGTTCTTTCAACGAGATCAATACCAATGTGTGGATCTTCTACGTATTTTTGTATCCTTTTCTTAGCTGCTCGTAACCGTTGAATGACAGATTCAGGCCTAGTGTTCTTAAACATCCTATTATTTTTAAAGAAGTCAGAGTGACCAACACAATGAGCCATGATAAGAATCTGGAGGTATAACGGATTCTCTCTCATCAAGTAAGCTAACGAAGGATCACTATTAATGATGAGCTCGTATGGTAAACCCTCCGCGCCGAGGTTATAACGGTTCATCGTCTGTTCAAACGATTTACCGAACGACCAATGAGAATACATCGATGGCATGCCGTGATGGACCATAGCGCCTATCATCTCGTGGTAATCAATAACTTCGTAGTCTAAAGGATATGGATCAAGTCCGTGCGTCTTGGCAAGTTTAATGATTCTTTCATCCCATTCTTCAAGGTCGGAAAGTTTATAATCCATCAGCCGTTCTCCATTGTATTACCGCTCATTAAACTTAAAAAGCTCTGCCAAACGTCTTCTTGTTTTTGTATTCTCATTTGCCTAAGCTTATTGCTCTGTAGCGGTTTCAACAAAGAGAATATCTTGTCAGCAGCTGTAGACCAATTAGCGTCCGGTTCTATTTCACAGTAGCCATAAAGCTGTATTGAAGTGATAAGTTTTTTGACCTCATCAAGAAATTTCTCATTATCTTCTTGGAAATTATCACCATCAGAGCATTGGAATAGATAAACATTCCATGAGTTAGGATGAAATCTCTCGCTCATAATGCTAGAAACCAAAGTCAAAGCAGACGATGCGCGTGTGCCTCCCATCGAAGCTTTTTGGAAGAAATCTTTTTCTTCAACTTCTTGTGCATCAGTATCGTGTGATATAAATACGACTTCTAGCGTTTCGTACTTGAGTCTGAGAAACTGGTAGAGCAAGAAAAAGAATGATCGAGCCAAAAACTTTTTTTCTTGTGACATGGAACCTGAAACGTCCATAACGAAAAAAATAACAGCATTTGTGCAAGGCTTTTTAGTGACCTTGTAATGTCTATATTTTAAATCATCTTCATGAAATGGAAAGCTTTTACCCTCTTCGTCTTTTTCTGCATCAAAACCTGCTGCCTTCATGCGCTTAATTCTGGCAATTGCAGACTTTTTTCTATCGAGACGGGGTATGATGCCCTCAGTTCTGTATCCTTTTCTCTTCAGCTTTTCTGTGTCTATATTACTAAGTTGTCGCTTTTGAAGTTCAGGAAGTTGCAGCTCTGAAAACAGATAATTTGCTAATTCTTCGTGCGTAATTTCTACATCGTAGTATTCTTCGCCCTTATCACCACCAGCCTTGCTCGGTTGTCCTTGTCCATCAGCTGGCTGATTACCAACTTTTTGACCCCGCTTTACGTCTTTTCCTGGGGCTGATCCTACTTGCTTGCCGTTGTCGCCATAAACAAATCGATATTCTTTGATACCTCGGACTGGTATTCTATACTTTTGCTTGCCATCTTTTCCAATGATACTTTCGTCTGCGACAATGTGGTGTATGCCTTCTCTGATGGCTCGTTCAATTTTTTCTTTATGACGCCGCCGATCTGATGCAGTTCGATCTGCGACAGTCTTGTGTTCTCGAAAAATACTCATGAGTTATCTTTCTGATTATAAATAATCACCTAAATTTTGATTATCTTTTGTTTTTTAAAAGTTAATAACTTGCATGAAACAAAGAAGGAATAGCGGCCGCGATTTCTTAGAATGTTGATTAAATACACGTATCAAGTTGATATGTGCATTTTTGTGACTTTTCTTTGACAGCGCCAAGATGCATCCTCGTTAAAATTGATGAGAACGTAAATCTGAATTAACATAGACGATCATTCATGACTATTTTTGTCTACATTAATCGAATAATCATATTTCACTAGGCCATTTTCGTCGTAAGGACAATGCCTGCATCCACCATGACAGCAAAAACCACGATCAATTAAGAATTTAGAAGTCCACACAAAATTACCTGTATCTGGATCGCGATACCAGTCTATGCCCTCTTCTAAATTCATTAATTACACTTTAATCTGTTAGATCTTTAAGTATTAGCGTTTAATCAACCATATTTACAATCTATGAATTCCTTAAAAATTCTTAGAGACACAATAAGACTTCTCATCAACGAATCTATTCGGGAGGGTAACCTGGATGCGGCTTGGAGTATGAGTCCATTAGCAACAACAGGTTCCGATGATGAAGAACGTGAATTTAATGAAGAGCTTGAAGAATTTAGTGTCGACTATGAAGAACAGTGCGGATGTTGACATGAGAAAAAATCAGAATAATTCACTGCGATCGTACATAAGGTTAATTCTCGAAAGTAAACGTAGACAAAGATCAATTAAACAGACAGACTCTGCAGGGCCAGGTGTGTCAAATGATCCAACACAAGCCGGTGAACCCTACGACAATTACAACATCGAGAGGGAGGTCGATATTTACGGATATTGGTACAAATCTCCGGGTGACAAGGCGACTGGTGGTGATTTCAGACCAGATGATCCTGCTGCATACATAGGAATGCAAGCGCCTCCTGCTCCGTCTGCACCTTCAGAAATAACAACTACAGAATCAGACATAGACGTAGACGTAGAATCACTCGAAGAAATAGATTAAAATTTTTGTCGTCTTTTTTTAATTTCTGCGATCAGTTTATCTCGTCTTTTAAAAAAAGAAGCACTGAATAGCAAGGCATCACTGATCACATTTGGATTGTAATACTTGAAAGATCCACCATGCCCAACGTGTAAGTGGCAATCGTGTTTACCCATGCAGAGAGTTATCAGATTTGAAGGATCTAGCTCTCGTGAGGCTTCGACGCGATAAGGAATTATATGATGCACTTGAAGATTATCAGATGCTCCACAAGCAGCACAAACGGGATGACATTCTAAATGTGCATCTCTAACTTTATCCCAGCTCGGCGATCGGGAACGAGATTTATCTTTCTCACGTATGCGAGAGTGAATCTTACTTAAACTTGAGACAATCTTTTTTATCACAGTAAACCCCAGATAATCATTTAAATATTAACAAATGACTAACTATGAAGATTTATGTTTAGACAAGAAAATCTCACATTGACAATGGCCCGATTGCAGATTAGAAATTTTCTTAATCTTTTTCTATCTTGTCAGCGTTATTTTCTTCATTTTTAGCATCTGGCTTAATGAGACCCATCAAAACGTTGTTTAACATGAGAATCCAAAACAGCGCTAATGTAAAAGTAAGGTATGGATGTGACATTGCCCAATTATGCATTTTTAATTCCTTTCAATTTCTACGTACAATCCGTCCGCGCGATGTGTCATATGGTGAAACTTCAATAGTGACTTTATCACCTGGCAGAATTTGTATATGATTTTGCCGCATTTTTCCACTGAGAGTTGCTAAAACTAGCACATCGCCACTGTTAATTTTTACATGAAACCATGTTCCCGGCAAAGCTTCTTCAACAACGCCGCTAAGAATCATTCTATCGTCTCTTTCTTCTTTTTTAAGAAATGACTGATTTTTTTTATATTTGCTTTTATTCTTAGACCTTTTAGGTCCTTCAAAATCATAATTCTCAAAATTATTATTACTATTATTTCTTACCTCGATCATCTGTACTTTATATCATCCTTTCATTGTAACAATTTTTAATTAAAGCTGCATAGTTCCAAGAGTTCTATTGTTTAATAGCAATTCGGACTCTGAAAACGCAGACTCGCTTTTTGAGATTAACCACGAGGATTGCACTGTGAATCCGACGCAAGTGCCAGGCCATCGACCGTCTTCATTAGGCAGAAAAACCGTGCTGCCATCAGCGCTAGGAATGTATTTTCGGGGAGGAATATAATAGCTGTCAGCGTCAAATGTTTTAATCAACCCTGATGATAGAACCAACAAAACTTTTCCATCTCTAGGGTGCATACCCGATGCAACTATTTTATTAGTTGTGTCACCAGATAAAATAATGCTGTCTATCTCGCCTTGCGATAGATGCGCAATGTATGCAGGCAGTTCAAGCGTTGTAGCACGTATCTGAATTTGTTTTTTCATGTCTCGACGCGATCTTGGTCGTAAGATTGATGCAAAAAAAGATCAGAACGCAGATATGGTCCTTGAGACACCGAGTCATAAGAATACACGTAAAATATCTGTGGAAGATAATTAATAATGTGATTAACGTGCTTAGATTTTTCTAAGCCACGATTTGTGTTATGTTTCTTTATGACAATGCCAAGCGAATTTAGTTCAGACTTATTCTTTCTTATCGTTACTAGATCACCAATGTCAATGCTCATCTAATCTTTAAATTCTCCTGACAACTAATTGTTATAATTACACGCATTTAATTAAAAGTATAACAAATTGTGCTACAACATGATTTGAGTACGAACTTTAATTATTTCATCTGAAATTTCATGAAGATTAATTAGCGCAGACTCCATATGAGCTTGAATTTTGTATTTTTTATCCCCCAGTGTCCACAAAACTATCCAGCTACCTTCTTTAGACTTGGACACAATTAAACCTACAAGTCGTGAGTCAACACCCCATCTTGACTTTTTTGCTACTAATGCACCAACGCGCATGATTTAAATCATTCATTTTCGGCGTCATCCTCAACAATTACAGCATCTAAAGACAAAAAAGTACAAGCAACAGAAGCGGCATTTCTAAGGGCAGTGCGTGTCACTTTGACTGGATCGATAATTCCAGCTTCAATCATATTGACATACTCTTCAGAGGCAGCATTATAACCCACGCTCGATGCTGCAGGATCTTTCTTATGTCTGACTAGGTCATTAATGATTACTTCATGACTTTTTTCAGCATTCTCAGTAATTTTTTGAATGGGTGCAAGGCATGCATCGGCCACAATCGAGCCACCAATTCCAAACTGCTTCCAGCAGTCTTCTTTGTCTTCGCTTAATTCTCTCCAGATCTCAAAAAGAGCCATGCCACCGCCAGGGACGATGCCCTCCTCAACGGCCGCTCGGGTCGCATTCAGTGCGTCTTCAATTCTGTATTTTGTTTCGACAATTTCAAGCTCCGTCGAGCCGCCGACCTTGATAACAGCAACGCCTGAAGAAAGCCTGGCAACTCTTAATCGAAGTCTATCTGTTTCTTCTTGTGCTAAAGTAATGTCCTGTAGTTGTGTTTTGAGTTCTTCTACGTGCGTGTTAATTACTTCCTTGGTCGCACCTGTGCCCACCATTGTCGTAGTTTTTGCATCAACTAAGAGACTCTTCAACGTGCCTAGGTCCGTCATTGTAGTCTTGCTTATCGAGAGTCCTGTCGCAGGAGATACTATCTTTGCACCTGTCATGACTGAAATATCTCTCATGAATTCTTCTCTGCTCTTACCGTACCCGGGTGCTTTTATCGCAACAACAGGAAGATGCGCATTGACTCGATTGACCACTAAGCCCTGCAAAGCTTCACCTTCTACCTCATCTGCAACAACAAGTAGTGGAACTTTTGATTGCATGACCTTTTCAAGCAAAGGAATCATTTCGCGCATGCTGTTGAGCTTCTGATCAACAAGCAAGACTTTAGCATCAGAGTAAGCAGCGTGCATCTTTTCAGAGTTAGTGACGAAGTAGGGGCTCAGATAACCTCTATCGATCTGCATTCCTTCAACTACGTCGAGCTGAGTTTGCATGCTCTTTGCTTCTTCAACTGTGATGATTCCGTCGTGACCTACTTTGGTCATAGCATCTGCGATCAGTTGACCAATAGATTCGTCACCATTTGCACTAATAGTTCCAATCTGAGCAATTTCCTCAACTGTAGTAAGCTGTTTAGCACCTACTTTGAGAAGATTTGATACAGCATCTGCCGCTCTTGATATGCCAGAGCAAAGAACCTTAGCATCGTAGCCAGCTTCTAAGAGCTTAAGACCAGATCTGACCATAGAAAAAGTTAAAACTGTGGCAGTTGTAGTACCATCACCTGCGATGTCATTTGTTTGAGATGCAGCTTCTCTTATGAGTTGAGCGCCCATTCGCTCAATGGGAGTCTTTAAGTGAATAGATTTACTAACTGTAACACCATCTTTTGTGATGACAGGTTGCGAATTAGGTTCTTGCTGTATGAGGACAGTTTTGCCTCGAGGGCCCATCGTGCTGCCTACGGCACGTGCAACTGTTTGCATGCCCTGAAAGAGTGATTTTCGTGCCTCAGAAGAAAAAACTACCTTTGTAGCTTTTGGTTGTTCGTTGTTGACGTACATGTCTTCAAAATTTATGTCAAATCTTATAGTTGTATAAAAAAATCAATCTTTAGTCACGTTAATCCAGACAGGTTTTCCTGCTTTCCATGCGACAGCAACTTCACCCTTGCAATATTTTTTAATGACGTTGAGAAGAGTTTCTCGCTGCTGATCATCAGAAATTCTTTGAACAAAGATTCTTAGACGATGCTCTGTATAATCTAAAACTTTTTTAATGTTAGTTGCAGACAGCTGAGACTTGTGCATCTGAAATTCTGTAGATTTTTCACCAATCTTCCAGCCTTTTGCACTACTTTTTGTTGCCATGTCTGAGTTCATAACGACCTTGAGTCATCAAATTTAAATATAGCAATTTTGAGAAAATAGTTTAATTTTGACAAGTTTCGCACCACCATGAAGTTCTTCCATCAGCAGTTTCTTCATGGCGAACTGGATGACCTGCAGCACACTGTTTTAGTCCATACACTCTAAAAAAGAACTGAGCATTTCCATTCTCTTCGTCTACAGTCTTGTAAGTGCGGAGCGATGCGCCATGATCTGCATAAGATTCTCTGCATGATAGAATGACCTCAGACCACAGGCTTAGTATTTCTTCAGAAGATATGTCTGTGACAACTCTGTGTGGAGCTACTCCTGCTCTATAAAGTACTTCTGACTTTAGATAATTTCCTACGCCAGAGACACAAGATTGATCCATGAGCGCTTCTGCAATTGTTCGATTAGGTTTATTAAGAATTCTTTTTGCAAATACTTCTGGATCAATCGGTGGGTCTTCTAAAACGTCGGGGCCAAGTGAACGTAGCTTCTTATCATGCTGCATCTGATTATTAACAAATTTTATGGTACCAAATCGCCGAGCATCATTGAAGAATAATTTGCATTGATCCGGCGCGGCAAGTTCTCCTGAACCATTGAATTCAACAATGAAGCTGACGTGTTTTCCTGACTGTTTGGACCACTGCCCAGACATACCATAAGTGCACCACACATACCAAGTTTTAGTCTTGCCTGCAAGGGTCCACCACATGAACTTACCTTTCGTGTCGATTGATTCGACCTTCAGCGGTAAATCTTTTGCAATCTCAGACATACCTTCGGGCATCTTTGTCTTATAACGTCCTGAAGGAGAAGAAATCAAACGGGTAACATACTTGTCGACAAGCACTTCTCTAAGTCTATCGCGAGAATGTTTGAGCTCTGGGCCTTCGGGCACTCTAATTTTTCCTTTCAAGTCTAGATCTTTTAACAGCTTCGCTTAGTTTTTTCTTCTCTTCGTCAGTTTTAGGACGCAATTTTCTGCCTTTGTTAGTCAGATTTTCGGGTGAGTCTCTTCTTATCATCCTCAAGATTTTATGATGATCTACACCCCATTTTTGGGCAATTTTGCTAGCGGACACTCCTACCTCGTACTCAGCTTTAACAAACTCAAATTCTTCTTGAGTGAATTGTTTTACATGACCGCGACCTGTCGGTCTTCTATTTTCATACATCGAAGAAGGTAGGTTATCCTTATTGGTCCTAATGTAACACATGCTTTCTGACATTTGCAATTTACTGCATATAACTTATGACACGAGGTCGATATTGCTTCTTTTGTTTCATGTAAGCTATTCAGCTGAGCTGCTTAGGTAAATGATCTATTTGTTCTGGCAACATCTTCTTCATTAATAATCCTCGTACCTTTCACATCTTTCTTCGATGCATGATTCATAACCATTACAGCAATCTTTCTCTGAATTGCAAGCCTCGTGAGTGTCAGAACAATCACAGAATCTTTTTCCGCAGCTTCCGATGAGTTCGTCATCAAGTGCAGGATCGTCATGCCAGTCAGTGGGGCCCGTGTCAGCAGCAGTGACAGGTCTGGGCTTTTTTTCTTTTCCCGCTGTAGGCATTGATGTAGGCGCGGCCGCTTGGTAATTTTCTGTGCTGCTTGCGCTAACAGGAGTGTTTGTAGTTTCTTCTTTTGTCTCAAGAAAAAAATCAAGTTTGTCGACAGTCAATTGATCAGCGCGTCTATAATCTTTATTCTCAATACTTGCTGATGGATCGTCCCAAACAAGTGAACACCATCCAACAGTAACTAGCACGGGAAGTGCGACGACAATGATTAAATCTAATTTTTTTCTCTTCATAAAATGAAATACCAAATTTTATTATAAAAAATCAATAAAGTGTACAAGATCATGAGGGCACAATTCGACCGATACTCTCAGGATCGTCGCTCCAGTACAGAACAATTCCGTCAAGTTTGCTGATTAAAAATTCCATCATCGATTTCTCTGAATTGAAGGTAACGACGGCACCGTTGCTGTACAAGCACCAAGCCTCAAGTTCACGAAGAACGTCTACTTTACTCATGATGAGATCCGTGACACCGTTGACACGTGCAGCTTTGACTAGCTTATCAGCATCTAGCCAATTGCATTGTCTGGGTCTTCCCGTCGTGGCGCCGTACTCGTTACCCAAATTTCTAATCTTAGAAAAGATGATGTTTTCAGGTTCAAATTTTTTAGAACCCACGTAAGTCTCATAGATCTTCGCTGCGCCATATATTCGTCTGATCTTTTGAGGCGGCACACCATTCATAACGGCAGAACCTGCTGTGCAGTGCGACGAGGTGACATACGGATAATCTCCCCAATCTATGTCCAGGTAAAACCCCTGCGCGCCTTCAAACAGTATTCTGCTGTCATTCTGCGACAAATGAAGCTCTTCATAGACGTCAACGAGATAGTGCCGCAGATCAGGAATCTGTGAAGCTCGAATTCCTCTACGACCGTATTTGTCTCGGTAAGCGGGCCCATTGCCTCGACGCGTGGTACCAATGAGAACTTCTTTTGAGTCTTCTAGCAGATGATCGTCTGTAATGATGTGTGTATTGGATGAGATCTTCACTAAATCTCTCACGTAGACGTTGCACTCTTCAAGCTCTCTTAACTCTTCAAAGAAGTGTTTAACATTGAGCACGCAACCCGGACCTATGATGCTCTTGATTCCGTGCAGCACACCCACTGGAATTGCGTGCGTGACCACTTTCTCTCCGTTTAAGTAGATCGTGTGTCCCGCGTTGTTGCTGCCGTTGTAACGAATGACGTGCGTGTATTCGCCGTTTTGTGTCAAATAATTCGCTATCTTTCCCTTGCCACTATCGCCTTGCTGAAGGTCGACTATAACATCTGCGTAATTGATCACTTTAATTCTCCAGCGTTGATGACTTGGTGGGCCATCCCCGTCCTGCCCGGGGGACCTCCACTTTATTATGAGTTCGAGAAAAGATACTGCCTTGTGCCGCGACTATTTAACGATTAAACAGCTTTAATTGTTGGAAATTTTATACGTGCCACATTTCCATCTGGTAAAACCACCTCATCTTGAACAGAATCTTGTTCGATGAAAGAAATCTTAGGTTCTTTGATCTCAAGCTCATTGAGTTCTTGTTTTGCTTCTTCAGCGTACCAATCTTTGGCTTTTTTCACTGCTGAATCTACTAGTCTAGTTATCTGAAGAGAAGCACGTGCTATAAGTGTAGACCTTGCATCTTCAGAAGATGTAAAGATCTCTCCATCGACTTGATCGAGCATGATCTTTGTTGACTTGTCAGACCCTGCCTGCAAACAGTACTTAATTTCTTCACCTTGCAAAGTTTTCTTGGTAACAGTTTCTACAACTTGCATAGGAAAAATTTGTTGCTTTTTGCTTAAAACAACAAAGACTACTTGACCAATTTCGTACATATCATTCCTCTTCTTTATCTTTGTCTTCCTCGGACTTCAAAAAAGAATGCATCTCTTGAGGCGCATCTTCTTGCCCCAACATGAATATACCCATTGGAGCGGGTCCAACTGGCATGACAGCATAATCGGGCGCTTCATCATCGATTGGCAATTGAGCGTCTACGCAGAGAGCAGCAATTTTCTTCCATAAAGAATTTTCTTCGAAAACTCGATCTTCAGATTCTGCCATTGCCTGACTAATTGTTTTTTCAGTGGGAGATGGAAACAAGATACTCAACATGTCACGAAGATGAACTAACTCAAGTTTTGTGAGCTTGAGCTCAAAAATTTTTGTCTTTCTGATCTTATCTTCTTCTTTTACTTCTTTCTTTTTAGACTTCAAGATGGTTCGTTCCCTTCATTGAGAGCCTCAAGAAAAAGATCAAAAGTATCTCTGTGCGTGACTTCATTCTGAATCTTGATAACCTTCAGCGCAGCTTGAAGTGTTTTAATATCAAGTTTCTCAGAATACTCTTCGATGAGCTCCTTGCGATCACCCTTGAGTAATTCGATCTCATTATCAACCGTATTTATTCTTGTGACAAACTCTTTTACGAGCTCACGCAGAGCACCGATCTCATCGGGCTGCATGATTGCGACGTTGTAATTTTTAAGCTGCTTCTTTGGCATGATTTGCTATCATACACTAGCAGCAAAAATTGTTCAGAGCATTGAGACCTTTTGAAAAGCCTTTTGATATTCTTTGTATTCTTGAGATTCTGGGGGCAACATTTTCATTCTTGCCGCGAGTGTCGAAGTGAATATTTGCGAAGTAGCTTTTTTAGCGCTGTCAATCAGCATTTTTTCAGTGCCAGGATCTTTTATCTGTTCTATGGCTTTTTTACCTTTTGCATCTTTTGCAGCTAATTTTTTTATGCCATCAATTGAGCTGACTTCTTTTGTAAATTTTTCAGCAGATTGTTCTGCAGCGACCAGCGTTTCTTTCTCTATGTCTGAAAGTTTTTTAGTCATTTCTTTCATTCGAGGATTGCTCTTTATCTTTTGAGCTAAAACCTGAACTACTTTTTCATTTTTTAAAACATCTCTGAGTAAATCGTCAAAGCTACCGTCTTTTCCTTTGTCTGGTTCTTCGAGCAATTTTTTGCGACGATTATTCACATAAGATTCATTCTTGCCTCTTCCTGAAAGAGACGCAATTAGCTGTGCATAGACATCATTTTTTCTACTTTGAGCTTCTTTTTTGCCGATTCTGTCATTTAGTATAGCACGCTGAATTGAATCCCAAGATTCTTTTGCGCCAGATAGCGCATTATCAGATGCACCACCTGTCGCTATGGACAGTAATTCTTTAGTTGCAGCGGGTGCTTTGAGCGCTGCAGATCCAGCTAAAAATGCAGCTGGATTGAGCATGAAACCCATCAATTTGGCATCATCTCCGAGCGCAGCATCTGTGCGGCTATAGACGTCTTCATATTCGCGCTTTATATCTTCCATTCTCTTGTCGCGTCTATCAAAAATTGCTTGATAGTCAGCAGAAATAAATGGCACGATAGTAGTCACAACAGCTTCAAATGCAATTCGTAGCAAAGTTGCGACGTCTGTCGTAATTTCCTTGACACCGGCTACAGCAGTTTTAAATACATCAGTAAAGGGCTCTACAAAGGCTTTTAAAAGAGGGCCAGGATCTTGACCCCCAGAATAAAAACTGGGCTGTATCATTTGACCGCTATCCATGAAAGCTGTAGTCAAACTTTCGCCGTACGAATCCTCGTTAATAAGTTTTCGTTTTAGGGTGCGTCTAATGTACTCTCTAAGTAATTTGTCTTGCTGAGTTTTCATTTTTATTTTGTAAATATCTACTAGTAAATCTATTATGTTAGCCAATTAGTAAGAGAGCTGCCTCAATTATAGGCATCTGAGATTTCAAGACGGGAGGAAGACAATTCACGTCAAACCATCCCACGTCAATTACCTCACTATTCTTGTCATCGCACCGAGGTGTAGCATTGCAAATTTGCACGGCAAGGTACGGAACTACTGTCTTGCGAAATCTCTTCTTCTTTATAGTGATGTGAGGTAATCTGCTAATTGCCTTAATCTTAATTCCTGTCTCTTCTTTTACTTCTCGATAAGCTGTTTGAAGAAATGATTCACCTGTCTCCATGTGTCCTTTCGGTATTCCCCAGCAGCTTTCGTTCTGTTTGACGAGCAGAATCTGCGGAGCAGGATTCAACCGATAGACAACAGCACCGCAGGAAATTTCGTCTCTCATGACAGTATCTTACCTTGCATAACAGATAAATATACGTTAATGAAGATTGGATTAGTACCTGGAAGTTTTAAGCCGTACCATGCGGGTCATGATGCTCTAGTGAGAATGGCAGCTGGTGAAAATGACGCTGTTTTAGTTTTTAGCTCAACTGCTGATCGTCTTAGGAAGGGCGAGATGCCGTTGTACGGTGCTGACATGCAACAAATTATCGATAAGTTTGTCCGGCCTTCATTGCCCGGTAACGTTCAGATGATCGACGTAGGCGTGCCTGTCGCAGCTGTGTGGCAAGAGCTTGAGAAGGCTGAAAAGGCCAAGTCCAAAGATACGTTCACCATCTATTCTGACAGTGAGGATATCCAGAAGTACAGCGAAAAGTCTCTTATGAAATATGCACCTCGGCTTCAAGGCAAAGGGCAAATTATCACACGTGGTGTGACGAGAGGACAGGAGACGCCTGATATTAGCGGCACGATGATGAGAGCCTATCTTGAAGCAGGTGACGTGAAAAACTTTGCTAAGATGTTACCGCCTAGCGTGAGAAAATTCAGCAAAGAGATCATTGATATACTCAAAGCAAAAAAGAAAACAGCGACAACAGAATCTCTACTGCGTCGCTATGTCTCTCTTGTGCTAGCTGATTAATTAAATTTCGACGAGAATAGCATTGCTAGATGGTCGATCTGCTATTACTATGCGTCGACCACTATCACCCCTAGACGGACTCTTGCCAAAAAGCAAAGGATAGCCATTGGCATCAACGCTTTTGAGATCTACTGGCTGATCAATGCGTCGTTTTCGTGCACGCAGATAGAGATCGTGGGTCTTGGCATAAGCAGCAATAGGCGTAAGAGCTCCATCCAGCATCACTACATTCTTTCCAATTGTAGCCTTTACGTCCATTGGACCTTGATACATGTAATCGATCGGGCCACCCATTTCTTCATTGCCGCGCAAGATTTTTATTGCATCTTTGCCAGTTATCTTACCAAATACGTCAGGAGCGCCCATCTCGCCGTTCTTGTAGCTCTGTGCCAGCGCAGCTCTTGCCTTGACCAGAAATCTTTCAATGATGTCTGGGACAAGAACTTGAAGTGCCACAAGACCGCCGCCGGCCAAGGAAGGCACCGAGGAGCCCTTTGCAGAGATGTTAACTGTTCCACCTCCCATCAGCATGAATATGACATCTGTGTAAGGCTCTTGTCCTAGGCTGCTAAGTCCTGACATCTTACTGGCACCTACAACATTGTCAATAGAAACGCCACCTGCTGTGACTGTAATTGGTTTTTTGGGAGATGCAATTTTATTGATTGCTTGAATGATTCCCTGCTCTTGTCTTTCAGCAGATGCTCCACCTTCAATGACGAGTTTAAGATAATTTTTAAGTAAATTACTCATAATATTTAATTTTAAACAATTTTAGTACCTAAATAGGCCCAAGATCTGGCAGGCTGCTGAAAAATTGCCTGTAAATTTATAGGCATTGCCTTTCCACATGAAGACTACGCCTTCAATCGGTGTCTGAATGTTGCTGATGTCTCCCATCTTGTCAAGCTGCTCCTCGACCAAGTGCATAGCAGCGTCGTCACCCGACTCTTCAACTTGACGAATCTTAGCCTCCACTGCCGCCTTAATTCGGTCGACCTCCTCGCTAGAATTTTCCACTAGAGAAGACTGCAAACCTTTCAGCATCTCCACAGCCAGAATATTGATAGCTCTTGACAGGGGGCGAACGTGTTCTTTGAAAAGCTTAGGACAATTCTCTACAAATTGTCTCGCTGTAACATATTCTGATTTATCCAAACATTTTTTGATGTCAACTAGTGTAGGCGCATACTCATCTCCCATGCACCGAGACACGATCATCTCGGTAACTCGAGGCGACAACATGAGATCTGATGCGTTCTCATGGATCAAAGCTCGAAGATAGTCACCGACTGTGTTTGAATCGGTCACACCCGCGCGACGCATAACGACATCAAGCTCTGTGAGTGATTCTCTCAGAACACTTCCGTCAGACAATTTTTGTAGACGAACGACTCGAGGTCCTGAGATCTTCCACGAAGAGTGCTGAAGAGCGCGCTGCATTTTGCCAACTTTCTCTACGAGAGCCTCTACCCCTTGCGGTGACTCGATCATGACGACACGATCACCACTAATTGATTTGACAGGCCACTTGTGGAATGTCACGGCGTTACAGTCGTAATTCACGACGTTTGGGTTCTCGGTGTAGATGACCTCAGCAGAGTACCACCGATTTCTTGAAGACCCAAAAATGCGTCGCTTGTCTGACGATGAAAGCGCACTTAGTGCACCACGCAGGACCTTGAAAGCTGTGTTGAATGCCTCAGAGATGTGTCCGCGACCTTTAAACTTATCAGACAATGCCTTAGCATTCATGCCGCCACGCTTGATGTCGCCGTCGGCGCGAGCGACGCGCAGAGAATTTGTCGCAAAGTCCCAGGTGAACATCAAGTTCATGCCGTCGAACTTCTCTGTGGCCTCTTCGAGGCGCCCCGTAGCAGCATGAGTCAAAATCTGCTTAAGTTCTTTAAAGGTGAGCGCTCTGTTTTCGTAAAGATGCTGAAGGTGACCGGCTGCGCCGCCCATTTATTCCTCGTCTTTTTCTTGAAGCTGCTTTTGATCGGCAGATTTCCGGGCTGATTTGAGTTCTTCCTTGAGATGCTTTAGCACCGATCCCCAGTGATATCTCTTGACTGAACCCCGCGGGTGTTTGTTGCGCCAATATTCTGCATCTGAAACTCGGCGCTCGAGATCTTCAATGTGATCTGAACATCCCCAAGGAACTTTTCTATCACCAGTGATGTCTGCCTCTCTGATCCGGGCTTCTCCCAGGATCAATCTAATATATTCTTTAAAGTCGAAATCTTGCATCACTGCATCTCCAGCGCGTTCTGCATTGATCTTGCTAGAAAATATTTCACTTGTGAAGCTGTGGGACGCTGATCTTTTTGAAGATTAAATGCAGCTCTTATCTGCTCTAACAGCGCAGCTGACATCTCTATAGTCGCGACGTCACCTGAGCTCAAAATAATGTCTACAGAATCAACAGTTTTCATTGCTAATCCTCACTTCTTTTTAGCTACGATCGGAACTGGGCCCTTAGTGTCTTCTGCGGGAGTCTTCTCTTCCTTGTCCTCTTCTGGAGATTGCTTCTTTATGACAGTAGGCTTTATGGTAACCTTCTTCTCAGTGGTTTGCTTCTCTATCTTGACGTCGACTGGCTTGTCAGAGGGCTTCACGACGTCTTTTGAAGCGACTTCACCTGTTACGATCTGTGACAGTGCCTTCAAAAATGCTAAAAGCGCTGTTTTCTCAGCATCGCTAAGATTCTTGACATATTCTGTCAACTTGCCCATAATTTCTTCGTCTTTATAAGACTTACCTGACCTAATGGCATTGAGCTTTTCAACAACGTCTTCTACAGTTATGTTTCCAGCTTTTAACTTTTCAGAATCTTCTTTGTTGGCAATTTTTTTACTTTCATCCTCGTCGGAAGCCTCTGAATCCTTCTCAGATTCTTCTCCGCCTGCTTTGGTATCAAAAGGATCTGATTCATCAGCTTCGACCAAGCGTTTTGACTTCTTTTTTACGGCGTCAATGCTTTCTTTAAAAATGCTGTTTAGGACATCTGCTATATTGATTCTTGTTTTTGAAGGATGCATCAGATTACCTCTAAGTTAATTATTGCTCAATTTTAATTAGTTCAATACTCAATAAGCACTGATTTTTTACGTAATCAAAATTCGTCATTTTTTGTAATGAAATCTTATAAGGGCCAGTTGACCCGACGGAGTGCTCTAGGTAGTTCATGTTGTACTCAGCACATTTATAGATGTTTTGATTTAAAATAGAAAATAGTTCATACCCATCTTGAATGCTTGACTTTAGCTGAATGCAGACAGCTGAATTTGAAACGACTTCTATATCGATTACCGGACCTGTAAATGACAGCTTGTCATCTTCAAAAGTCAAAAAAAGCTCTATGACAATCATAGACTCCGTCGTAATAACAGATTGATCATTTTCTTTTATAGCCAATCTATCTTTTAGTGCTTCGCTCACCAGCAAACGAGTAGTATCTTGATCTAGCATAATTACTCCGGGATAAGTACTACATCTTTATACGCGGCATCTGCATATTTGGCATACTCTTTATCAATCTCAGTTATCCTTTTGAGATCTTTGGTCTGAAGCATTAAAACTACTGTACCTTCATCAATCACCATCTTTGCATTGTGATTTACTTCATCTTCGTATTCAAGAAGTTGCTTGATAAACTCATTTCTGTGAGTTTGAACTCTGAACTCAAATTTTTTAACGTAGTAATCTTCAGATTTTTTCCACGTGTTGACAGCAACAACAGGAAGAAAACCTTCTTTAGGCTGCACTGGCAATATACCTTTTACAATGGGCTCACGGGCCTTGTTGATAAAAGATTCATGAAGATCTGTAAGAGTTTTCATCACAATATGACATAACCCCCTACTACTGCTGATTCATTGAAGGATGAGCCATGTGTATAGACTTTCTTATTTCTATCAACGACACATGAACCGCCCTTGTATTCCATGTCTCTCTCTTTGCCAACTCTGTTAGAAACAATTACATTTGCGTCAGTATCTTCTGAGAGTTCTACCCAAGTTGAGTCAGGGTAGCCATAATCAGAACCCCAGTTGGTTAAAAGAGCAATAGTATCTACAGCGCCCTTCTTGTAAAAGCGATGACTATCTTGATAAAACGCATAAGTGTCTCTATAGTTGTTTATTGCATCTCTGCAAATTAATGCGCCCAAGCGGCCGGCTCGAGTAACAACGACAGGCGTCAAATTATCAGCTGCTTCTGCCCACAAAAAATCGCTGCCCCACAAGTTGTGTTTTTGACAAGTTACAACTCGACCGTCTGGGCATACTATTGCAGATGAGTTATACAGTTTTCCTTCTTTAAGCTCAACAAACCCAAAAACGACGTGAGTATTGTATTTCTTGGCAATGGGAACGAACGCCTGCGTCTGATACCCATCAGCTGTTTGAGCACAGCTCGCTGCCTCTTGTTTGTCACGTAGAACGTAACCACTAACACAGAGCTCTGGTAACACAACGACGCCTGCACCCTTCGCTGCAGCTTCAAATGCAAGCTGTTGGCCCATTCTAAGATTATGGTACACATCTAAGATTTTTGGATTGTACTGTACAGCTGCTACAATCTCTTTTCTGCAGTTTAAATTCATATTAATCACATTAAATTAGCAAATTCTTCTGATTTACCCTTCACGGCACGCTTGAGCTCTGCCTTTAACGCTAACATTCCTTCGGCCTTAGCTTGAGCTCGGGCAGATGCATTTTCTGGGTCTTCCACAAGCACATCTAAATACGGATTAAGAAAAATTCTAAAAGTTGCTAATTCTGTGGCCATCTCTGGATTTGACTTAAACAACTCAATGTCATCGGGAGAAAAGAGGCCCTTCGCCGGACCGGTGACCACGTCAATAAAATCCTGCATAGCATACATCACCGCGATGCTTGCAGTATCTTTCATTGATATTGTCTGAACATCGCCACCTTGAATGTCAGCGACTTTTTTGAGCTTCTCCATTGCAACTTTTTCTAAGTTTCTAATATTGGTGCCATGTTTGACACCCATGACTTTTGCAATTTCATCGCGTGACATGTCACCAGTCTGTGCTTCCTTTGGAAGAAGCTTAGGCTGAGATTGTAAAGCAGATTTCATCTTTCTTGCTGCATCAGGATTAAATTCAGAGAGAGCATCAATTACTACATTAAGATTTGTCCCAACATCGCCAGGTACGTTATCTTTTAGGTAGCGTGCAGCCCTCTTAATTGATCCAACAGGATCCTCTGATTTAACTCTAGCTGCAATTGCTTTTAACATGGCATCGGAGTCAGATGCGTCATAACGCCCCTCTCTTTCAGGAGACCATGTTGATCTGAGCCGCTTTAGACCAGCTTGATATTTTGGATCATCTGCAGAGAATTTTTGAACAGCTGCTCCAGAAGCGAGTTTCGGTGCAGGTCCAGCGCCCTTCCACACCATTTCACCGTTCTCTTTAGCCCAATATTCAGACAACATATTTCTAACCTTTAGTCTGAGAGATTCTTCAACGCTAGATTCCTTCTTTTTCTTCATTGTCTGTTCCTCACGCATTTTATCAATAGATTTTTTAATTAATTCGTAAGCTCTTGGTATCTCTAAGTCATTTAAGTCAGAAAGCATGGTCTGTACAGCTATCTTAAGCTCATCTTTTGACGAAGGGACGAAATTCTTGTTATCTGGATCAACCGCGGCTGCAGATGGATCAACAACACCTGTGGGTTTAATTGGTTGATCTTTCTGTTCATCGGGCACATATGGTGCTTGATCAAATCTCGATTTTACAGACACCCCTGTTTTTCTCATCGACTCCATCTTCAATCCTCTTTCTTTGAAGTTTTTTCAGTCCAGCGACGACCGAAATAGAGCGACAAGATTGGAATCATGTAAGCTCCGCAAGCTGCAACATCAAATGCTCTAAATTTTAGTTCACCGTATCCTTCAATTATCGATGCGACATAAGCCACAGTTGTTGCAAAGAAAGCAATAGTTGCGAATGTAGCACTAATCGATGTCTTGCCATCGGTGCCTATGATCCAAAGCTTTGAAGCTTGTTGTCTAGATGGTTTTAATTGTTTTTCAGTCTTTGCGTCTTCGCTCATAGCAGATAGAACTCCGACTCTAAATAGGCAACAATTTACTATTTAGATGCTTGGTTTACTGCAAAAGTTATTAAAACTGTAGTTGCTGCACCTATAATGACACCGAGGCCGGCCCACAAGACTCTGCTTGGTGGATTTGCAGCAGCAGACTGAGCGTCAGCCACGTCTTTTGACAAACGTTTTATTCTTGCGGATTTTGTATCAATTTCTGCTTGTAAGATAGTTTTTGATGTTATGCACCTAGACTCTGATTCATTTAGCTCAAATTGATTCTTTGAGATGACATCTCTCACAGCTTTGTCAACTTCAATTTTCATCTTTTCATCAAAAGATTCCAGCTCTGCAATCACTGTTGCTGTAGCCTTTGGCGAAAATAAGACGCCAGTAAACGGCGCAGGATTACCTTTTCTCAATGGTGAAATTCTAGCAGTTTGATCAGCTTCTGGCGAAATCGTGCTTGATTTTTGGGCCGAGGCTGAAGTAGAAGCACACAGAACAGTTGCAGTCAAAACAATTGCAATTAACTTTTTTAACATTATTTTAAAACCCTTCTGGTAGAAGTATCTCAAATCCTGTAGCATTTTTGACTTTTTCTGCTAAACCTGCAGGATCTTCGCCGTAGTCTTTTACAATATTATTAATTTTGCGGCGCTTCTTTTCTTCAAATTCTTTCAAAAGTGTGCAGTATTTTTCTTTAGAATTTTTTAGATCTTCTTCAAGACGTCTAACATTTTCTTCTCGCCTCTTTTGCTCTTCGGCATAGGCATTCTTAATTTTTTCAATCTGCGTCTTGTGATCCATGTCCAGTTCTTCTAGTTTTGTTAAGAGATCGCGCTCTCTTTGCAATAAGTCATCTTCTCTATTGACAAAAAAACTTCTAATTTGCCAAATAACAATGATAGCTGCAATAGCAACAATGATGGGTTGCCAGTGTTTCTTTAAGACTGACCAAATTTTGAATAAAATGTGCGGCATAAATACTTTAGTTGGGTTTTTCAGTTTTTTTCTTATTAATATCTTTTTCCTTAGAAGCTGATGCTGTGACTACATTTGACTTCAGCAGCTGTAATATAGCATTTTGAACAGCATAAATTTCCTCTATCATTGCAGCATGTTGATTGACTGCATTCACAGTTGTTGTGAGTGTATTTGTTATCTTAGAAACTTCTTGAACACATTTATTTAAAGTTTCTGTTAGAACAAGAACAGTTTTGCTTAAAGGCATGTTTTCGTCTAAATTTTTTTGTAATTTTTCAGCACTTGAATCGGTTTTATTTTTGTTAGCTTCTGAAGATCTGTTCAGCCAAGCGACCAAAAGATTTAAAAGAGTATCTTCACTTGCTGCTGGTTCTTTCTTCATTTAGCTCTTGACCCTCTTCTATGAGATTGTAAAGCGTCTCTGCATCAAATTCATCTATCGGTCGTCTTTTATCGTTCTTTTTTACGCCGTCTATCTGCTCTTTAATCTTCTTCTTCACAATACTATGAATTAATCGATCTGCCCTAGAACTATCTGACAGAACTATGTCTGCTAACTCCTCAAAGACATCTTGCATTGTCAGACCGCACTTAAAGAGCTTCTCTCGTAACGCTGCGAAAGCTTCTTTGCTCAGCTTAATATGAATACTCTTTCGATCTTGAAAAATGTCGTGTCTCAACCGGCGCCTCCCGCAGGGCCGGCTGCACCGGCTTTAGGAGCAGCAAAATTTTCATCATCAATATCTTGCTTAGACTTGTCAAGCACGACGCCATGCGTCTCTAAGAGCTCATCTTTAAAAGCCATTGTAGTTTCATTATTATAATTCTTAGCTAAATAATTTAGTGCTCGTTTAAGAATTGTATCTCTGATTTCAAGCAGGCTGTCATAGTTGACCACAAGACGCATCACGTCATTCGTAAAAATGGGAATGTTGATATCTTTAAGCTTAAGATTTTTAACAGATTCTTTTTTGTCCTCTGTGTCTTCGTCTTCTTCAGCTTCTGTAAGAAAATCACGCATAGATTGCCTAAAATCAAAAGCTTCTCTTTTTTCTTGCTTAGCATTTACCTCGTATGAAGAAAGATATTTATCGACCTGCGTGTCAAGGGAATCGTCCGCTAATTCTTTGTTTTTATTGACAGCCTCGAAAAGACTCTTCTGAACTTCTTCAGTGATTAATTTTCTTAACTGCACAATCGATAATTTACTTTTGCTAGTCATTTAAGCACCTGTGCTATTGCTTCAGACTTCTTAAATCTATCTTCAATTACCGTCCAATTAAGTTCTTTCATCTGAGCCATCAAGTATGATTTCTTGTCTGTCAAATAATCTCTAAAATAGGCATGCTCCCACATATCAACGACTATGACAGGATATAATCCCATGTGTATATCGCCGCTGTGGTGACTCACAATGGTATTAACGTACCGCTTTAAAAACATATTAAAACCTGTAACAACCCAACCATTGCCAGAGCTTAACCCGGCAGCAATGAAATCACGCTGCCAGTCTTCAAAAGTACCAAAATCTCTCTGCAACTTAAGGTAAGCCTGAGAATCCATGACAATTTCTGAATGCGGGTCAAAAACATTTGCAAAATGAAGTTCATGCAGCCAAGTACCATTTAGATTGTACGCCTCGTCAAGCTTTAGAGATCTGTAGTCAGAATGCCTTGAGTTAGTTTCTGATCTGTTGACAGAATCAAGTTTCGAAGAAATCTTATTAAAAGACTCGATGTAACCTTTGTAAAGCTCAATGTGAGCAGCTTTTGCTTTCTCAGATAAGAACTCTGTCACTTGTTTAAATTGTTTAGGTTCATGAACAAACGCCTCGTCGAGAGCTTGCATTTCTGTACCTAAATCAGATTTTTTTTGACTCTTTAACGTGTTCTTTATAATGCTGTTGACATCAACACCGAGTATATTGTTATTTTTTTTAGTCGAGTTCATAATTTTTCTCCAGTGTATCTTTGTCAACAAAAAAATCTTTAGAGCCGTCCTCGGGACCTTCTGGTGGGCGTAAGTCCACACCTCTTATGCTGACAGCTGTTACTTTGTATAGAATTTTCTCGTCCTTGCTTTTTAACTTTAAACCCGGGCTGATGACTGATTTTTTATTATCGTCAACCTTAGCATTAAACATGATGTCAACTTCTTCTTCGAGTAATGCTATTTTAGCATTCCACTCTTCGCGCATAATCCTGATGATATCGTTATCTTTTTTTTTCATTGCACAACTTCTCAAGATGTAATTATTAAGTCATTCAATCTAATTACTTCAACTCCTGAATTTCTAAGTATCTGCAAACCAGAAAGATCTCTATAGTCAACATCATAAATTACCGTAGAAATATCTGCATTAACAATAAGTTTAGAGCACGACACGCAGGGCGAATGCGTCAAATACATGATCTTTTTTCTATTAAAGTTGTAATCGCATTTTATCAGAGCATTGACTTCAGCATGTATCATTCCACTTAAGCCTGGCTCATCGCTTTCAGGCTTGTTTGGCCCTCCTCGATAATTACCATTGTAACCCAAAGAAAGAAGTCTGGTGTTGTCGTCAGATACGACTATAGCGCCAACTTTTAGTCGAGAATCATATGATCTCTCAGAGATATTCCAAGCGATCTTCATCCATGTTTCAGGCCAGCTCGGTCTTTCCATGACTAGTCTGAAAGTCTCTTGTCAATATGAAGATGATGCAAAAAGCATCTTGGCTCATAAAGCTCTGAGCCACCCACTTCAATGAGGTCGCCGCCCGATTGCTTCTTATGTGTGTAGGGTGCGTCTCTACCGCATGCTGTGCAAACTGCAGTACATTTTTCAACTTTTGTTGCCCAAATCATCATCTTCTCAATTTCTTCAAATACTGCGCCCGTGGCAGAAAGATCTAGAGAAGACACTACAATAGTGTAGCCATTTCTATAAAGCCAGATTAGAGTCTCTGCTACGCCAGGCAGCATGAATGCTTCGTCAACTGCAATGACGTGTGGGTTCTCATTCAGCGTTGCTAGATGTTCAATGATATCAGCACCTCCCTTTACACAAAAAGCAGACATCTTGTGACCGCCATGAGTGACAACCTCAGAAACACTGTATCTGTCATCCATTTCAGGTTTATATAGAACTACTTTTTTATTTTGGTACTTGTATCTCTCCAGAGATGATAGTAAACTTGATGTTTTTGAAGAAAACATCGGACCTGTATAGACAATAAACTCTGGTGCATTTAGCATTTTTACACCTCAAAGATTCTTGAGCCACTCCCAATTATTCTCATACCAATCAACTGTCATATCTAAACCTTGCCAAACATTTACTTTAGGTTCGTAACCTACGAGCTTTTTTGCTTTGGTTATGTCAGCTTTGGTATGCATAACATCGCCTGGTCGCCATGGAGCATTATGTGAAGTCGCCTGAGGATAACGACGCATTAAATATTTCAATATGGCTGCATTAGTTACGACTTCGCCTACACCTACATTTAAGATCTCAGCGTTAAGTTTACCTTCTATAAGGGCTGATTTAATCAAGCAATCTACGACATTGTCAACGTAACACATGTCTCGTGACTGTGACCCATCGCCATCTGATCTCATAGATTTGCCGCGCTTTATCGCAGTCAGCCATGCAGATATTGCAGTCGAATATGGAGAGTCTCCTAATTGATTGGGCCCAAAGACGTTAAAGAATCTAAGACAAACAGAGTCTAGATTATAGATCTCGCTATAGAGCTTCAGATATTTTTCAACAATTGCTTTTTGTAAAGCATAGGGAGATCGAGGATTATCAGGACATTCTTCTGAAGTTGGTAAAAACTTTGCGTCACCGTATGAAGATGAAGACGCGGCAAAGACGAATCGTTTAACGTTGCCTTTGCATGAATCGGCTAAGCGTAGAGTCTTGAGGACATTAACTTCATGTGTCTCTGCAGGTTTTTCAATAGAATAAGAAACTCTTGGATTTGCTGCCAGATGAAACACATAGTCATACTCTTTGTTCTCAATTCTGTTAAGAATTTCAGGACATGTGAAATCATCCATGCAAAGTCGAGTTGATCTCAAATCAACATGTAAAAATTGCACATATCCATTTGACATATCGTCAACTATCTCAACATGCCAACCCATAGAGTGTAAGGTATTAGCTAAATTACTGCCAATAAAACCAGCTCCACCCGTAACAAGCGCCTTAACCATCTTTTCTTCTCCTTACTCCCAGATACTATCTCTTCTTCCAATAAGAGTACATTCTCTTTTCTACTTCATATTCCATCAATTTGATGGGCCTCTGCGGTTGTTGTTTTGCCCATATAATCATCTTATTGACAAGACTTTCAAATTGTGTATTGTCTTTAAAGTCTAGCTGTTTCTTAGCTTTTGTGTGATCACAATAAGCAACTAAAACTTCATCGCGAGGCTCAAGGTGCACGATCGAAGTGTCAAGACCACTATGCTTTGCAACAGACTGAAATCTACTTGCAGCCTCGGCGATAGATGTGTAGCTATCAGCACCAATATTAAAAATCTCACCATCACCCATCTCCATTAATTTTTCAAATGGTTCCATGTAAAAATCGACGTCTGAGAAAGACCGCATCTGTTTGCCTTCACCGTATATGGTCAGAGGCTGCCCAGACAAGCTCTGTCTAATCCAGATGCCTATTACATTCCGGTATTTATCCCAAATATTCTGGTAGACACCAAAGACATTGTGTGGACGAACTATGGTATATTTCAAACCGAACAGTCTATTTGCAGCATGAATGTCTTGTTCGACCGCATACTTGGCGATACCATAAGGATCTTCGGGCAAGGGGCGCTGATCTTCAGTAAAGGGAGGATCTTGTGTTCCGTAGACGTCCATCGAACTTGCAAATATTAGTTTTTTTACGCCGTGATTAATACAACTATTGATCACGTTTGCTGAAGCAACGACGTTGTTCACATAGTTGTGCCTTCTGATGAAAGGGCTCAATCCTACAGCAGCGTATGCTGCGAAGTGAAATACGTAGTCTGGTTTTTCAGATGCGAATATTTGGGTCACAATCTTGTCGTCGATCAGGTTGCATTCATAAAGGTGAACTCTAGGATCTACTAAGTCTCTGTAGCCTCCACTAAAATCATCTATACCTACAACCCTATGACCCTTGTCAATCAAGTGCCTTGACAAGTTATTTCCAAGTAGACCTGCAACTCCAGTGATCAAAATTTTTGTCATGAAGCAATTATAACGTCAAATTAAATCTTGTCTCACGTGTGCACTGTTAAAATTGACATAGAGATGAATATTCTTGACAGGCCATCTGAATTTTCTTGACACGTACGATGACAGATGTGCTAAGAATCTTGTGTCAATTGATCCGTTCTTTCTGACGTCAGTGCTACGAAGAGTGCATAGAACTTTCAAGTCACCATCTCGAGGCATAAAATGAATGGAAGATATGCAGGAATCGCTTGAATAGTAGAAGCGACGGGAGTCAAGATCTTGCGGCTTACCATACGGATTCTTACCGCTCACTTCATCATCAATGATGTCACAGCATTTTCTCATGATGCCTTTGTAGTATTCACCCTCATGCGGATTGTCTAAAATGGTAGCATCAGAGTATTCAGGACTGATACACATCTTAAATTTCAATTGTTCTTCTGTGTGCTTCACGCCGTTAACCCACGTAGAAGTCATGGCACCGACTTCGTTGGGATTGGACCTTTCATATGAACGAAGTCGATGACCGATGTACTCAGCAAGCTGCTCAGCAGAAGCAATATTTCTGATCACAAGCACGTTAGGCATGTGAGAAATCTTATCGACTTCTTCTTCAAACAGCTTTCTAAGAGTCACGACCGAAGAAGCGTTCTGAAATTCATCTCCTCGAAATGCGAGGCGGTCTAAGAGGACCTCTTCTGAGGGCAATAAAATGACAAAGAAGTTGTTTAGATCAGACAGTTCTTCACGTAAGAATTGCTTTTGCGTCTCAATGTCGCGACTGTATTGCTTAGCATAACACATCATAGAGAGACAGGAACGATCCTGAATATTATAGTAAAAACCCGTTGCCTTATGCAATTGTCTAATAAAGGTAGTTTTGCCAGACAGATCAGGACCTTCTACGATCACGTAACGAATGGGAAATTGTGTTGTCATGTATTTCCTCAGCCGACCAGCTCTCTCATCTTGTAGACAGAAGTTGAAAATCCCCAATTAGGATCATGCTGAACTTGTGCGACCCAAAGTGTATAGGGTCGAATCTCTTCCTTGGGAGTGCCCCAGGCTCGAAGCCATGCCGAACGATGCTCGTCGTCCGTAGCTTTGATTCTATAAAAGATCTTGCCATTCTTAGTCTTCTTGACCTGCACTTCAGACACACAGAACCAACCTATGCCTTCAGCGCCAGCTGGTACATCATGGAGTTTCGGAACATTCTTTTCAGTGATCTTTTCCATCACAGCTGGGGGGAACAAGAGGTCAGTGTCCACAGACTGCGTCAAATCCTTGCACATCTCAATCTTCTCCTCACGAGACCAGTCTTCAACCTCGGTCAGATCAGCGAGAGTCAAATCCAAGAAAGCTTCGATCTTCTCTCCCGCCTTGGCCTTCTTCTTCAACTGTGATGAAGTGAGTCCGTACAAACCGCGGCGAAGAGTCTCGTAGTTCTTGTCGTCAGTCAGAGCCATGAGAAGCTGCTTATGATTATTGACGCGTCCTAAGTTAAAATCTTCTAAGGAAGTCAAAGCATCAATCTTGCACAGAGCAGTGAGAGCCGTCTTGTTCATCTTGCTGTGACGCCAGTTGCCTTCGTCATCGTACAGCATCTCTTGCAGATTCTTGTAAGGACGCAGTTGCA